GGTGAGTTTGTAATTCCTGCAGATGTTGTTCGATATATTGGCTTAAACAAGTTAATGCAAATGAGGCAAGAAGCCAAGATAGGTTTGCAGATGATGGAAAAGATGGGTCAAATGGGTAATTCAGAAGAAGCTGAGATACCCGATGACTTACCCTTTGGTGTTACGGATATTATTGTTATGGAAGATGACGATGAGGACGATGAAAAAGAAATGGCACAGGGTGGTGTTATATATGCACAGGAAGGTATAGATGTTCCTAGTAGTAGGTCAATACCCAATTGGGTAAATCCACCTTCAGGTGATGGTCCTGTTACTATGGCTCTAGTAAATTTAACAAATCCAGTTACAGGCGAAACATTTACAGCAAATACAGGAGGTTATTCTGTAAAATCTGTAGATGAAATAAAAAGAATGATGGGCGAGGAAAGTACAGATGTTTCAAAAGGTGTCGGTGCAATCAGGTATGACGATGGAACTATAGATAATAGTGCAATGATGGATGCGTTTAATAAAGGACAACCACAGCAAACACAGTTTGAAAAAATGATGGGCTATGGTGCAGGTCAGGGTTCTAATCCTTACGGAGCAAGACGAGTACCCTATACAAAAGCAGATGGTTCTACTGTAAACATTCTTGAAGACTATATGGGCAGAGCAATGGAAAGTACAGAGGGATTAACTCGTTCTACTCCATATCAAGCAGGTCCAGTTACAGGCGGTGATGTAACTACAGGTGGGGGTGAAACAACGCCTGTACAACCTATATTAGCACCTACGCAAAAATTAGACACAGTTGGTGGTGGTAACTCAAAAGCGGATAAACAATTCGACCTAGACCGTGCCTCTCTAGCAGTTAAATCAACAGCAAAAATAAAGAATCTCATGGATAATGATCCAACCTATAAAGGTTTAACAAAAAAACAAGCAGAACAAAAATATTATGACCCTGCCACTAGTTTTAAAAGACTTACACAAGACCTAAATAAATTTAAAAACGAATTTGGAAACGACTTTGGAAACAAATTTGGTAAGGGAATTAATAAAAATCCAATATTTAAAAGCATAAATGAAGGTTTAGAAAAGTTAGCAGGTTCTTTAGGATTTGATGTTGATTATGATGGTAACGTATTTGGATCAAGTACACCTCCTCCGCAAAAGAAAAGTAATAACAGTGGTGGTGATACTAAAGCAGATGAACAAAAAAATAAAGATAGCAGGACCGACGATACTAAAAAAGATGTAAAAAAAGCAATGTCAGAAACAACAAGCAAACGAAAAACAAATAAAGAATCCGTAGAAAAGTATGGCGCAATGAATCGTGGCGGTCTGATGAAGAAAAATTACCCATAACACAGCACCCAATTGGCAAACCAACTCCCCATCTCGAATGGACTACAGTTGCCCCACAGAGGAGAAAACTAAATGAATGAACAAGTAGAAGAAGTACAAGAAGAAAGTGCAAAACCAGTAGAAAAAGTAGCACTAGGAACTAGAAGAAATAGTGCAGAAAAAAGAAAACAAGAGGAACAAGAACTTGAACAACTTATTGCAGAGCATAATGAAGAAACCAAAGAAGTTGCTAAAGACCCTGAACCTGAAGTTGCAGGAGAAGAAAAAACTTTTAAGAAACGCTATGGTGACCTGCGTAGACACATGCAAGAAAAAGATAAAGAAGTTCAAACACAACTTGATGACCTTAAAAGACAACTTTCTGAAACTACTAAAAAAGAAATTAAACTTCCTAAGTCGGAAGAAGACATAGATGCTTGGGCTGAACAATACCCAGATGTAGCTGCAATAGTTGAGACTATAGCTATTAAAAAAGCCAGAGAACAATCTTCCGCTATAGAGGAACGTGTAAAAGCACTAGATGAGATGCAACTAAATGTCACACGTGAAAAGGCAGAAACACAATTACTGCAATTTCATCCCGACTTTAACGAGATAAAGGACACAGATAATTTTCACGATTGGGCAGATGAACAACCTAAGTGGGTACAAGATGCTCTATATGAAAATGAAAGTGATGCACGTTCCGCTGCAAGGGCAATAGACCTTTACAAAGCGGACATGGGCATAGCAACTAAAAAGAAAGCAAATACGAATGACGCTGCCAAGTCCGTAAATACTAAGGGTACTAGAAATACTCCACAAGCAGACGAGACAAAATCATTCTTAAAGGAATCGCAAGTAAACAAAATGTCAGCAAAAGAATACGAGAAAAATAGTGATACTATTATGGAAGCTATTCGGAGTGGCAAGTTTATTTACGATATATCTGGAAACGCTAGATAAAAAGGGTTGACAAATATAAATTTATGGATATAACTATATATATCCGTCGTGAGGTGTAACCCCAACTGGACAACTTATACCTTACAAATACGCAAACTCAATACATTTTAGATTAACCTAATATCATTAAGCCCATTTAATTACTGTAGGCATACATATTTAACTGCACCTTAACTGAATTAGCCCCTACTATAAATTGTACTTTGCATCTGTTCAAAGCTAAAGGAGAAATACAATGGCTTTTTCAACTGCTTCAGGTTATGGTAATTTACCCAACGGTAATTTTTCACCAATAATCTACTCCAAGCAGGTACAGCTTGCATTCCGTAAGTCAACTGTTGTTGGAGATATTACTAACTCAGACTATATGGGCGAGATTAATGGTCAAGGTGATACAGTTAAAATCATCAAAGAACCAGAAGTTTCTGTTAGCAACTATGCTAGAGGAACTCAAGTTACTGCCCAAGACTTAGATGACGAGGATTTTTCTCTCGTTGTAGATAAGGCTAACTACTATGCGTTCAAGATGGACGATATAGAAGAAGCCCACAGCCACGTTAATTTTATGCAGCTTGCTACTGATAGAGCAGCATATAGATTAGCAGATAACTATGACCAAGAAGTACTTGCGTATCTTTCTGGTTATGAGCAGCTAAGTAAACATGCTGTAGGTAGTGCTGTAAATGCAACCGTAAACGGAACTAAAGCAGTTTCAACTGCAGGTTCTGATGAACTACTAACTTCAATGAAACTCCGTGAGGATTCATTTGCTAGTATATCAGGTGGCTCTGCTGCTGACACTTCTATTCCTGTAGTTAATCAAACAGGCGGTGTTACTGCTATAGCTACTGTATCGGTTACACCAATGGTTGTTATCAATCGTATGGCACGACTATTGAACCAACAGCAAGTTGATACACAAGACAGATGGCTTGTTATTGACCCTGTGTTCTTAGAGCTTCTAGGTGATGAGAACTCTAAACTAATGAACTCTGACTACGGTGGAGCAGGACAATTACAAAACGGTCTCGTTCTAAACAACCTAGCAGGATTTAGAGTTTATGTTTCTAGCAACTTACCTGCTAAAGGTACAGGTCCAGGTACATCTGGAACAGGAAACCAAGATGATAACTATGGTGTTATTGTTGCAGGACATGGTTCTGCTGTTGCTACTGCTGAACAACTCAGCAAAACTGAAACATATCGTGACCCTGACAGCTTTGCTGACATTGTTCGTGGTATGCATCTATATGGTAGAAAGATACTTCGTCCTGAAGCTATCGTTACTGCCAAATATAACGCAGGTTAAAGGAAGGATAAACTATGACTGTATTAACAACCGCCTTACAACCTGTTACAGGTAGGGGTAACAGAACAGCTACTCCTTATCTAATTTCTAATAGTATTGACTTATCAAAGCATGCTACATTAGCAGTAAATGACACTATGAAAGTGTTTACTATTCCTGCTAATACTTTGATACTCTGCTGTAGTTTAGAGTTTGAAGCTATAACTACAGGTGAGGGTAGTGACACTACTTGGAACTTAGGTATTGTAACAGCTTCTACTGGAGGTGTTGCAGCAGATGTTGACGCATTTGTCGCAGTAATAGATGGTGACGCAGCTTTAGTAGGTGCATATGGTATACCTATTGCAGCTAACTTACCAACTCTTACTTCAGCAGCAACTACTATTGACTTAGAGTTGCAAGCATCTTCTAATCCACCTGAAGGGGGTATCATTAGAGTCTGGGCTGTAATTATGGACATTGACAACTACAGTGTTCCAACAGCAGCAGATGCAGCTAGAGACTTACTAGCCTAATAACTAATAAGGGGGCAGGGAAACTTGCCCTCTTACTTATAACAAAGGAGAGCTGATGTCAACACCGTACATAACTTTAGTTAATGACCTACTACGTAGAATGAATGAAGTCACTCTTGATGTTAATGGTGATGGGTTTGGTACTGCTAAAAATGTACAAGCTATAGCTAAAGATGCTATCAATAACTCTATACGAGAAATTCTACAGGATGGACATCAGTTTCCATTCTTAAAAACAACTACTACCCAAACACTTACAGCAGGTACAGGAACATACGCTTTCCCTGTAGACCTAGCTAGTGCAGATTGGGATACATTTTATTTAAGATCTTTAGCTTCTGTAAATAACTCTGCTAAATCACTACCAACAATTCCTTTTGACCAATATATAAGGTTTTATAAATCAGTAGAAGAAAATGCAGGTACAGGTGGACGTACAATTCCTACAATAATATATCAAACTTCAGAAGAAAAGTTTGGTGTTACTCCAATTCCTGATGCAGCATATGTAGTTGAGTATGTATACTATAAGTTTCCTGCTGATTTATCTGCATATACAGATACTACACTAATACCTGATAGATTTAAATATATAGTTATAGATGGTGCTATGACTTATATGATGAGGTTTAGATCAAATGAGCAGAGTGCTCAAATACATCAACAAAAATTTAAAGATGGTATAAAGTCTATGCGTAGACTACTACTAGACGATCCACTATCTATACGCTCAACTGTTATTAATAGACCTAAGTCCTCTTCACACATGTTAAGCTTGGGTTCTTAGTATGGCAGATGCAGTTTCTACCTTTAAGGCTGTCTGCAGGGGTGGACTAAATACAGGCAGTGACGTACTGTCTCTGGGGGAAGAATCTCCAGGGTCTGCTACACAACTAGTAAACTATGAGCCAAACCTTGAGGGTGGCTATAGAAGATTATCTGGCTTTGCAAACAACATGGGTACAGTTACAGGTGCAGGTTCCGTGTTAGGAGTATGTGTAGCAAATGCAATACACCAAGGAATATTTGGAGCTAGGAAACCTTCTTCAGGGGCTAACTACTTACATCATTGGAATTTTTATTTTACGATAGCAGTAGGCTCTGGTCAGGGTACAAACCTTACAGTAGGTGAGTCTGTAACAGCAGTAGTAAGTTCTAGTGATGCAACAGCAGTTAGTACCACAGGAATTGTTAAAGCTACAGCATCCGCATTAGTAACAATAGATTTTGGTTTTAATCCTACTATAGTTTTTTCTAGTGGAAATGTGATTACAGGAGTTACTTCAGAGGGTGTTGCTACGGCTACAGGTAATGCAACTAGAGTGGGTTGGACAGAAGTAACATCAGACCTTATAGCCAATGACCCTGACGGTGTATGTGCAGCACAGACAAACTCAGGAGCAGCTAATCTAACTATTAACGGTGCATTGCACTCATCTAACACAATTAACTTTACTACCTCTGCAGCAGAGCAACCTAGATTGGTTACAATATTTTCAGCAGGTGGAGATGTATCAGGAATAACACTTACTATAACAGGCACTAATTATTTAGGCGAAGCACTAGAAGAAACTATAACTGGACCTGCAGCAGATGCTACAGTAACTACTACAAATTATTTTAATACAATAACGCAAATAGCTTCTAGCGGTGCAGTAACAGGTAACATAACAGTAGGTTCAGGTGCAGGACAGTATAGACCTGCTAACCCTACGATGACAGGGGTTGTTAAAGTACGTTTTGAAAAGATTAATTTTGGCGTACCTAAAATAATTTTAACTGATGGTATTAATCCTGCAGCTACATATGATGGAACAAACTATATACAAATAACAGACGCTATTGCTTCCAATCCTGTTCCTTCTGGTACTTCTCAAGACGCACCTACAGACCCTACAATAGCAGCAGAGTTTCAAAATCATTTATTTTTAGCAGGAGACCCTGCAGAAGTAAGCAACTTATATTTTAGTGCTCCTACATCCGAAACAGATTTTAGTCCTGCTAATGGTGCAGGTGTTATAAATGTAGGGTTTGAAATTGTAGCTATTAAAAAGTTTCGTAACGTACTGTATATATTTGGTACTAATAATATAAAAAGACTCGTTGGTGAAAACTCAGCTAACTTTAGATTAGAAACAGTTACTTCAAATTTAGGTTGCCTTGCAAGAGATAGTGTGGTAGAATTAGGTGGTGACTTACTCTTTTTGTCTCCTGATGGAATTAGACCTATAGGTGGTACAAACAAAATTGGTGATGTTAATTTAGAAACAATATCTAAAAACATACAATCAACAGTTAATAATATTATTACAGGAGAAACACTAACTAATTTATCGTCTGTAATTATAAGGTCTAAGTCTCAATTTAGATACATGTTTTCTACATCAGGTTCTGCAGGTATTATAGGAGCGTTACGAGAGATTAAAGGAAACTATTCATTTGAATTTGGTCAACTGTCAGGGATAGAATGTACATGTGCAGACAGTGGTTATATAGGTCAGACAGAGTTTGTAATACATGGTGCAAGTACAGGTAAAGTATTCCAACAAGAATCAGGAAATGCTTTTGATACAAGTAACGTTTTAAGTATTTACAAAACTCCATTCATCTATATGGATAATCCAGAACAAAGAAAAAATTATTACAGTACATCAACTTACATGAGTGCAGAAGGAAATTTTTCAATAGCTCTAGCTGTTACTTATGATTATGATAATACAGATATAAGCACACCAGAAAACCTTAGTATGGTTAATACAGCACCTGGAGCTTTCTTTGATAGTGGCAGTAACATAGCCGTGTATGACACAACAGATATATATGATGGTAATCCATCACCAGTAGAATCAGTTACATTTGCAGGATCAGGTAAGGCACTAGCACTTACTTATGTTACAGATGATACAAACGCAAGCCATAGTATTCAAGGCTTCACAATTACTTATGGATTAGGGGATGTAAGGTAATGGCAGGTTATACAAGAACAAATCTAGCAGATATTCAAGCAGGTACTACAGTTAAGTCTGCTCCTATTAACGCAGAACTAAATGCTCTAGTTGCTGCTCTTCATGCTACAACAGGTCATAAACATGATGGAACTGCTGCTGAAGGTGGTCCAATCATTGCAATGCGTGATGCTGATGGTGATACTAAGATACAAGTTGAAGAGTCTGCAGATGAAGATAAAATTAGATTTGATATAGCAGGTACAGAACAACTTACTATTGAGGACGGTGGTATAATACCAACAACAGATAGCGATATAGATTTAGGTACAGCATCTAAAGAATTTAAAGATTTATATCTTGACGGTATTGCTCACATAGATACACTAGACGTAGATGTTAATGCAACAGTTGCAGGTACTCTGGGTGTAACTGGTGCAACTACTCTTGCAGGTATATTGTCTATACCTGACGGTTCAGCAGGTAATCCTTCTATAACAAATACTGGGGATACTAACTGTGGATTATTTTTTAGTGCATCCGATGAAATTGCTTTTACTGCAGGTGGTGCAGCACAGGTAGTATTTGCTGATGGTTCTATTACCCCTGAAACAACTAATGATATAGATTTAGGTGCAGCAGATTATCAGTTTAAGAATTTATTCTTAGACGGTATTGCTAAAGTTGATACACTTACTGTAGATGTAAATGCTGCAGTAGCAGGTACATTAGCTGTAACTGGAATAGCTACCTTTACAGATGACATAATCATAGGTGACGGTAAGACTATAGGTTCAGCCTCTGATGTAGATGCCATGACCATAGCTTCTAATGGACAGATAACTCTAACTCAAACACTAATAGGTACAGCGTTAGACATTTCTGGTGCTATAGATGTGGACGGCACAACTAACTTAGACGTTGTAGACATTGATGGTGCAGTACAGATAGATGCTACATTTACTTCAGGTGTAGATGGACAAGGGTATGACACTAAGTTCTTTGGTGACACATCCAGCGCATTTATGATTTGGGATACATCAGCAGATGATTTAATCTTTAGTGGTAACGCAGGACTTATAGTTCCAGATGGGCAGTTTACACTAGGCTCAACAGCCGTTACGTCCACTGCAGCAGAACTTAATTTACTTGATGGCGTAACTGCAACTACAGCAGAACTAAACTTACTGGACGGTGTTACAGCTACTACTACAGAGCTTAATCTTATTGATGGAGTTACAGCTACAACAGCAGAAATCAATGTCCTTGACGGCATAACAGCGGTTGTAGGTGAACTTAATGCCCTAGACCTTGGTAGTACAGCAATAGGTACAGCCATAGCGAGTAAGGCAGTAATTTTAGATTCAAGTAAAAATTATACTGGTATAAACGATTTAACTGCTACAGGAAATGTGGTAGTAGGCGGTAATCTAACAGTAACTGGTACTACAACTACTGTGTCCTCACAAACTATAAATGTACAGAACGCATTTGTATTTGAGGGAGCAACAGCAGATGCACACGAAACAACACTAAGTATTGTAGACCCTACAGCAGATAGAACAATTAATCTACCCAATCAAAGTGGTACACTAGCTTTATTTGCAGCAGCAAGTAATACAGCAATTACATCTACTCCTGCTGAGTTAAACCTACTTGACGGTGTAACTGC